CAGTAAGTACTTAAATACCAATAAATTCTCTGTTAGTATTAAGACAAGCGATACCAGTAGTTCCTGATCCCATGCAAGGATCAAGAATTGTATCTCCTTCATTTGAATATGTCCTTACCAAATACTCATATAATGCTATTGGTTTTTGTGTTGGATGTAGTTTACCCTCATCCTCTGCTGTTTTAAAATATAGTACACTTCGTGGGTATCTTGTTCCTTCAGTATTCTTAACGTGAACTGCTTTAGTCTGCTTACCATACTGAACTGCATCCCTAACTGCTTTACCTTTATCGTATGGTTTGCCTACTGTCATTTGTGGATTATATGTTGGTTGTTTCTTATAGAATACAACTATATCCTCATGTGATCTCATAGGTTGTTTCTTTGCATTGAGATAACCAGTTGACTTTGATTTCTCCCATACTAAACAATACTTGAAATTAGTATAGTTAGTTGATATGAGTACGGAAGTAAAAGGTTGTGATGCTGTACTCACAATCGCACAATTAGGTTTGCATATTATGTCCACATAATGCCAGAATTTATCGTAATCAATGATCTTATCCCACTCATTACGTCTTTTGTTTAATGTTCCATAAGGAAAATCTGTCAGTAGCAAATCTATACTCTGTGGTTCAATGTTTGGAAATACATCAAACATATCATTATGATACAGATTCATTTAATTAACCATTGTATAAACTCATTATACACCATATTATCAAGATTGAAAAGTCCTCTAAACTCTTCTTTGTATATTGGTTTTGATGATGATCTCTTACAAGTTGGATTCACAAAGAATATATTAACTTTCTTTCCTGTAAACTTCTCGAAATAATGTTGATAGTATTGAAATGCTCCATTCCCACAAGCATTTTGACCCGCAAAAATTGCGTATTCTGCATCGTCAGGTACGTCTGGGGATTGTTCTAGTTCAATAAAATCAAGTATTGCACGTTTTAGATAGCAAGCATCCAAATATGTTTTTGATTCTATCAACTTTGTCATTCTGTTGTCTTTATAAACGTGCCAATCAACTTGTAAATTCTTTAAACAATATCCATTTACTTCCTCTGTTTTTACATAATCATTCTTCTTTGCATCTAGTCCTAATACATCACAAGTTCTCTTGATTAAATTCTCATATAATAGTCCTGATGCGTTTCTTGCATCCCCACCACCACCATTTTGGTGTATGTTTGGAAGTGCATCAAGTTCCTTATCATATAATTCGATGACAGGTGTTAAATCCATTAAAATACTGTGATTATACCCAGTATAATCAATATACTACTATTATGCAAAGAAGATGTGTCAGTTATTTAATCGTCATAAACCAGACACTCTGGTTCATCTGGGTGCATTTCACAAAATAATTCTAATGCGTTTGGGTCATGATGATCTCCCGCTTCGATCTCATCATGATGATGATCTACATAAACTTCTAGTTCATGTAATTCTTCTTTGTAATGTCTCCTCGCTGCTGAAGAGATTGTTGGGTCTTCGATAAGGTGCTTGTCCTTCTCGATATGATCTTCTATTGTTTTCATAATGTGTTCCTTTTGTTACAATACTATTTAGGTTTTTAATGTTATTTTAATGTTCGGTTAAATCCCAATGCCATTTAATATGTTTGATGTAATCAAATGTGCATGACAAATCTGCATCACAACTTAAATCATACTTTCGATCACATAAAAAATTTCTTAATTCTTGTACAGATTGAAAAGAACCTTTGTGATTATAATTCTCGTCATATAAATGGTATTTCATTGTTCTGCCTTTTCGACTTCACTAAAATTGTTAGTTAACATAGTCACTAGAGTTCTACCCTCTGCTGCACATATCTCGTGGTATTTTGTATTCTCCTTGACAGCATCTATAACTGCGGTGTATATTTCTAGAGGTCGGCAATCAGAATTAAGACACTCTTGTACCCACTCCTTTAAGATTTTTAATGATCTTTCGTCTTTAGTGTGTCTCATTGTCAAGATTAATCGCTGTTTCTATTATACCTTGAACCTCCTTTGAAGTCAATGAGTTCATCCATTTCCAGTTCGGGTCGTTCTTATCCCACTCTACTGTATATGTTCCATCTTTATTCTGATTTACTTTAAGTGAGTCCATCATGCAACCTTAAAATAACTACTATCTAACCAACTCATACTACCACATAACTTGATCTTTTGTCCACTCTTTATGTTATCTACAACATAAAATTGACCTACAATTAACATACATTTCTCGCACCCGCCTTTGTATATTACTCTATCTCCCGAATGAATTTGCATAAAAATACCCCTGATAGACAAGGGTATTTATTACTTTTAATTTTTTTTAAGGTGGATGTAGGTAGTGGACTATCATGTCATTAAGACCTCCTTACATATACGTTTACAGGTTGCTTGGTCATCACTACATTCGATTAAACACTCGTAGTATTCTGCGATTAAATCATTGTCTGAATCTGCTGATCCTGATAATTGATTATAGGAAATTAAGTTGTGCATTTCTCATTTTTAAATACAATTTGTTTTACATAATATGAAACTTTAGTGCATCGGTAACTCCTTAAGGTTCATTTTTATTTAGTCAAAATATGTCTGTATTTACAGATACAATGTAACAAAAATTTATGCCTACGAGTTTATACCTACCTCCATTTAGTAAGTGGTTTTGCACCAATTAACTTTGCGGTTTCTAGATCATCACTCTCGTCTGGGTTAGTATGATATGTAACTTCTTTTAATGTTTTAAGGTATTCTAAAACGTGTTCTCTGATCTCCATCAAGTCCTCGTAGCATCCTTGATTGTATGCACAACCACGAAGAGTGTGGTCAGGTTTTAATACTGATTCTGTGAATAAATCTAACGCTCTCTGATATTTTTCAGCATCAGTTTCACTTTTGTCGATTGAATTTTGATCGTGCATCCTTCTTCTCCTTTTGAATACCCTTTTTTATGTATATCATAGCACATTCAAAATTCTTTGAGAAGTGTTCTACGATACCATTATGCACGATAGCAAACTTTCTTCCGTTTGATGGAACTGCTGCCCACGAACCATCCTTTGTTACATAACCAGTTGGTTGACCAACTTTGGCATCTAACAAAGAGGGGAATGTGGTAGGGTAAAAAGTTTGATAATTAACTTTTCTTGCCATTAAAATACTGCTGTTACACTTATAATCCTAGCATTAGGATTTCTTGCAAGTGCGACTTGTCTTGCTTCCTGATAATCAACTGCTCTTACTTCTTCAGTAAAAGTTTGACCTGCTACATAAAGTTCTACTTTACAACGCATTAGAAAAACCTCCCTTTGGTTGCAAATTTTACGATTGCGAATGATGAACCAATACAAAATGTCATCAATGCAAATGTGAGAACGAATCCTTCAATCATAGTATCTCCTTTGTTTACTCTTCTATTATATAATATCTAAGATGTTTATGCAAGGCTCTTGTGCCACTTTATTAACTGGTTGATAATCTTGTATTCTTTTCTGAATTAAGTTACCATATCCTTCATTGAGTTCACAACCAATATAATGTCGATTTAGTGACTTTGCTACTGCTGCTGTAGTACCTGCACCCATGAATGGGTCAAGTATTGTATCCCCCTCTTCACTCCCTGCCTTGATGCAAGGTTCGATTAGATCAGGTGGATAAGTTGCAAAATGTGCTTCTTTATATGGTTTAACTGTTACTGACCAGACAGATCGTTTATTCTTTGTTGGATATGATTTTGTAAGTCCCGAATGTGGTTGTAATCCTGTTCCCTCATTATGATATTTTCCTTTTGTTCGATCTCTTGTTCCCCAATCTTTTGCTGGTTCTTTGATTGCTTCATTGTCATAATAGTATTTTCTATTTTTACTTAATAAGAATATGTACTCATGTGATTTTGTGCATCTATCTCTCACACTTTCTGGCATAGGATTTGGTTTATGCCAGATTATATCTTGTCTTAAATACCACCCATCAGACCTTAATGCAAATGCTAATAACCAAGGGATTCCGATTAAATCTTTTTCTTTTAATCCTTGTAATTTATTCCCTCGTTTGTTACATTTATCTGGTAAATCCTGTTTAGTTTTAGATACTGATTGTTTAGGATATGACTGACCTTTACCAGGTCGATAGTTATAATAACTATCTCCTATATTTATCCATAATGTTCCATCATCAGTTAAGACTTCCCTTACATTTCTAAACACTTCAACTAATTGGTCAACGAACTCCTCTGGACTATTCTCTTGCCCGATCTGGTTCTCCTCTCCACCATAGTCACGAAGTCCATAATATGGTGGAGAAGTGACACACATTTTTACTGGTTCAGTTATTGTAGAGATTGTTTTTCTACAGTCTCCGAATAGTATTGTATCCTTCATAATAACATTACGACTTTACTAATTGCGATACTCATTAAAAATGTAAGCATTATTACTACATCATATTGTTTATTATAAACGTAAAATGGAATACAAATTATATCAGCAATAGTGTGTATTATTGCACCATAAAATGTTGATACATGAAGTATTACAAAATATGCTACAATAATTAATGTTGAACCTGTAATCCTACCTACCACTAATAAGTTCATTAATCTAGTAAATCCTCTAGTCCTAGAAACTCTTGCATATAATAGTCACAAGTGACTTCATAATATGCTGATAGTGCTTCAATATCGTTGGCATCAATACCAACTTTTGCAAATAAATCAAGTGTTGAATCGTGCATTGTTTTAATTAATAGTGTTTACATTATAGCATAGTCAACTACGAACTATGCTGATTGCTGGTTGACCATCTTTGAATACAGTATCGACAACTGCCTGTACTTTTTTAGATGTACTAATACCAACCTTGTCATATACTGGAATACATACTAGACCAAATTGTTTAGTGATGTCTCCCTTACGAATGACTCGACCAATCGACTGACTAATACCAATGTAATCCATTGATCTCAAAAACAATACTGCTTCAAGACCATTGACATTGATTCCTTCTGATAGGATACTATGATGTAAGACTACAAATCTCTTGTCTGTCTTACCCCAAGCATTGAGAACATCAAAGAACTCTTCTCTTGTCACTTTCTGCCCATCAATTACACCACCAGTTTTTGATGTAATATACATGTAAGAGTATCCTCTCCATGCTAACTCATCAACAAACTTTGAGAGTGCAATTAGACTTACGATTTGCTTTGTTGATCTTGCACATATCAAAACTTTATCAACATCAACATCATCAATCGTTTCTATGATATGGTCACAATCTTTCTCATAACCAAATCTACTATCGTCAGTAACATCAATCTTTTTGACCACAACTTTTGGTGGTAAAATGTGACCTTCATCAACTAACTTAGGGGCTGGTACATTACAAATGACCTGACCAAAAATGTCACTATCATTCATACCAACTTTCTTAGGTGTCAAAGAATGTTTTGGTGTAGCAGTAAAGAAGTATGATCTCTGTGCATATATTGAATAATACTCAACTGCTTCGATAAAGTTTTTCTGAACTGAGTTATGTGCTTCATCAAAGTATATTGTATCAACATCAATATCTGCTTCCTGTATTCTATGTAATGAATGATATGTAGTGAATATGATTGTATGTAAGTGTAGAGGATAAATGCAAAATGTTTTTATCTCTTCTGATTTTGTAGTGCTAGTATGATGTGTCTCTCCTGAGTGGACGTGAAGTACATTAACGTCAGTAATATGCTCAAGAAAATCTGCTGACAACTGATTTGCAAGTAAGATACGAGGAGCAACCACAACGATAGTTCTTCTAGTATTATTGAATCTATACTTTGCATCTTCAATCATACACATTGTCTTACCACCACCAGTGGGTACAATAACCTGACCTTTATCGCACTGTTGCATAGCAACAAGTGAATCTAACTGATGTGAACGTAATTTCATTAAAATCTCATTAATACTATTAGTATAGCAATTTAATTAATCTGATGTCGATATGTCTTGTGACACTTTTAAAATTGGAATACTAATAAAATTTTGGATAGGTTTTTAAATCATTATCTCTTATTAAAGTAAAAACTTCTGTAAGATCAATTAAACTTCGAGTCATCAAACGATAACCAATTCCAATATAAACCTGACCTGCAATTACAGCAACAGTAGCAACACCCCAAAAAATATAATAGGCATTTGATTTAATCTGAGCCCTGAGTTTTTTAATTTTGTTTGACATCTTAAAAAATATTTTCTCCTATTATAAAACCCCTGACTTAAAAAGTCAAGGGCTTGTATTGAATCCTACATTTAGAGTAGTACCTCCTTACACATTCGTTTGCATATATGCTGATCTTCTTCACACTCAACTATGCACTCGTAGTAGTCTGCGATTTTATCATTTTGTGGGTCAAATGTATTTTTTGATCCAGCCAATTGATTAAATGAAATTAAGTTGTGCATAGTGGTCTCCATTTGGTTAAGTTAAACTCATAATATGAAGAGTTTAGAGCATCTTAGCCTCCGTTTAATTCTACCATTATATAGTCAGGAAACCCACATTTTGAAACATATCGTAATTATGTATTTCTACTTATAGTCTGTCTTTTCACTGTATTCTTCATCACTATCACGAACATTTTTGTATGGATTATCTGGACGAATTAAATCATCAGGTTCGATTTTCCTCTGCAATATTCTGAGGAAGATAAACAACGAAGAAATTGATAATAGAAAACTAATTGGATTTATCATTGAGTGTCAAGTGGCCTGTATTGTTGTGATTTGTATGCACCATAACTAATTGCTTCGTCTGGGTCACGATCATCTTGCTTTGATATTCTTCTTTTTATAAATTCTAATTCATTCCAATTTGATTCATAACAACATAAACACACATGAATTCTTTTATGTAAAAATGTAGACACATTGCATTTTGGTCTAGGTTTAGTTGCAATCTCTATTGAGATATAGCGTGCAGGTGTTATCCATCCCTTTTTAGGTTTAGATTGATCTGCTTTGAAATATACCCAACCCTCATGTACCATGCCAAGTTCTGTCGTCCAACGAACATAGTCATTTACCTGAGGATCATACATTTCTTTGTTGCATCAGTTGTATTAAGTTTTTTAAGTTTGTTATCTCTTTGTTCTTTTGGTTTACCTTCTCTTCTAATTCTCTTACATGTCTTTGTAGAGATGGAACCAAACTTGCATTATTGGTCATAACTCTTTAAGTTAAGAATGAGGAGACAACTTTTGATTCTGCATTGCCTTCCACCTTATATTTATCTGATTTGGATATGTTACCCCTTAATTTTCCATAATATTCTAAGAAATTGTCTTGATCTTCTGCAACAATTAAGTCAAAACACTCTTCTTCAGTACCTGCAACTACATTCCAGATTCCACCATATTCAGACTGAGGAAATGGTACAAAATGATCAACAATGTACAAGAATTTCATTTTCTCCAATAATTTTTTTCTAATATTATAGTGACAGTATAGAGTATCAGGTCTCTTTTGTCAATTCAAAGTGTGAATATAATATTCTACTCCAATGCTTATGTTTCTCATCTAGGTCAGAAATTTTATCTCCTAGATTTAATTGCTTCTCTAATAATTGCACCTTAGTAAGCGTTAATTCCTCAGAATAAAACTTAATTGGTTGCCTTCCATGTAAATTGTCTCCACTCATAAATGATTTTCCTTTGCTAAGTTTACTAGTAAATTGTTTTTATATCTTGATATTATAACATTATCTATGAAAAATTGACTATTCTTAACATTATCTTTAGAGTTACTCAATATAAATTAATCAAAAATACCATCTAATGAGTCTAAATCACCACCATGTCTGACTCTTTTGTTAGATAATTGCTCTTCAACTCCCTCTCCAACCTTTCCTAACTGGTTATCTAGCTCCTCTTCTTCCTTTAATGCTTTGACTATCTCATCATAATTCATTTGATGACCTCCCAGTTCTTATCAAACTCCTTATTCAATTTAAAAGAATACTTATCTGTGATAGAGGAAAGGTAATAGGTATGTACATCCTCTTTAGTTACTCTACATGAATGCAATCTGTTCATATAACAATCAAACTTCTCCTCTGCATCTGTGGATTTAGGTTTCACATAAATGAATTTCTGTTTAATTAGTGCCATAGTAATTTAAAGTAAAGCGAGATACACCTTGATTAAACTAGACAGAGCTAGTTATGATTTTCAAGATTTTAAGATGTCTGTATGTTAAGACAGGATAATTTATTAAAGAGAACTTTCTCCATAGTTGCTGCTTCCTCTTCACATTGAGGTAGTCCTTTGACATGTTGATATACATGCCATAGTTCATGTACTAGAGTCGTAAGATAAGTCTTGTAGTCAAGTTTGTTATGGATTTCTATCAGGAAAGTTCTAGGTTTTGATAGACTTCCCTCCACCATACACCACCCAAAGACACCATCACTTTCTAAGTTCTTATAGACCAAAGAAATGTCTAGATGATGTCTAGGTAGGTATTGACTCTGAAACCACCTTAAAACCCTCTCAGAGGTGCTTCTATGCTTGTCTCCTATGATACTAGTATAAAGCATGACGAATGATAATTTGTGTCAATCTAACACCCCAGTTCATAGCAACCATGAAACTTGAGATGAATATTAATTTTTCTGTACTAGTCAGTTGCATCACATATGTATGAACTGTCTTTATTCTAACTTATTTTCAGCACCTTGTCCATTTCTTGTGACACTTATTTAAATGGTCTAACCTGTTTCATACGCTCCAGACATCATCATATAGAATGAGGAATTACTCCATCTTGCATAACCAGTGTCAT